CCTTCCATAATTCCGTTAACAAAAGCATCAGGAGCAGAGGGATCTGCTACAATATCAGCAGCAGTTGCTAACTGAAAATCTTCACCGACAACTTTACACCCATTACGATCTTCTCTAAGTGATCCAACACCACGGGAAGAAACACCAAGCATCACACCTTCATCAAGAAGAGAAGATGCAATCTTACCCATTGGAGTATTGAGAATCTGTGCTTTACCTTTAAAATTATTTCCTTCTTGAGTAAGAGAAGTAATTTTATGAGAAACTCTATCAAGATTTACGGTAGGTCCGTCTGGATGACCAAGCTCTCCAAGAGCACGACCCTTACCAACAAAGGTTTCATTGTATCTCTTTACCTCACGAGAAAGAGTTTCCATTGGATACATTCTTCCATTACGATTCTTGAGGTTTCCCTGAAGGAAAACACCCTCAATGTATAATTTCTTTTTGGCACCCTTGCCTTCGGTAATAACCTTTACGTTTGTTACTTCTTCTGTGATGAGTTTCATTTTTTTATCCTGTGAATCCTACTTTTGTTCCTAATACGTCAGTGCCACTACTTACAAAAACAACATTCGTTGGATTTTTTTCCAATAATTCTGATGTATTTGCTAACATTGTAAAAGTGCCTATTGTACCACTACCCGAATTATCTGTAGCCACAGTTATAACATAATCTGAAGTGCTTGGGTTTGCGAGACGAACAACAGTTGCCTCACTAAAACTTGATGCGGCACCAACAGTATTTGGTACTTGAATTTCTGTTCCTTTTAATAAAATTCTTCCCATTATTCCTCCTCTTGTGTTGCTTCAGTGTCTGCAAATAATGCTGTGGCAACTGATTGTTTTGAGGAATCTATTTTATCTGCTGCTTTAGCAAATAAGACATCTTTGATTTTATCGCTAACGTCAGATGCACTAGAATCAGTCGCAATCAAGTCTATAATTTCTTCCATTTTTTTTGTATAATTATGAAATTATTTATATTATGTCAGACTTCTGTCGATGATCCATCAATTTCTGGTTCTATTGGAATATCTCCAAGATTATTTTGACTTCCATCTTGTGGTAGTGGTTCTCCAGTTATTGGATCTACGGCACTTGGATCAGGAATAATTCCATCTTTGATTTCTTTATCAATCTGCTGATCTATCTCCACAATCTCTGCATCAGTTTGTCTTAATATTTTGCGACGAACATAGTCTACAGAATAATATTTTCCGATGTAAGGTTCGATCGTCGCAAGAATTCCTAACCTCTCATTCATTAATTCGGATTCTTTTAATTCTGCAAACTGATTATCATAAATGAAATCATACTGAATATGATCACTAATCTTATCCCAATCTTCTGGCGATACAATATTCTTTAAGATCAATTGAGTCTTTAGCATATCATTAAACATACTTGTAAAACGCTTTCTCAAACGCCCAACAAATTTTGCAAATTTCAATTCATCTCTAAGAATTTCTGAAGAACGTCCAAGATTAAATCCACCATCGGCAGCAATCCTTGATTCTGGAACACCTAAAGAACGATAAAGTTTCTTTTGGAAGTATTCAATGTCAGAAAGTTCTCCTAAATTTTGTCCACCAGGAAGAGTAGTAATTTCAGTTCCCCTACCACCTTCTCTTCTAGGAAGCCAAAAGTCTTCCATCATGCTCATAAATTTTTTATCATCACGAACTTCACCGGTTTGTGCATTATAACTTAACTTATTACGATAACGATTCATGACTTCACGAAGATATTGCTCTGCCTTTATTTTTGGCAAATTTCCAACATCAATGTAAAAAATTCTACGCTCTGGTGCTCTTGACAATCGATAAATGACAAGAGAATCTTCAATCATTCTTAATTGATTAAGAGATTTAATTGCCTTATGGAGATATGAAAGAACAGATCCTTTATTTCTATCTATGAGACCAGAAGTGCAATAAGTTATAGAATCTTTGGATATCTTTATAGAATTTTTTTGTGATCCACCAGAAGAAAAACTATTTGATGGATAATTGGGAGTTGGGGAATATAAAAAATATTCTTCTATTTCTGGAGATATTCCTTTTAAATTATCAGCGTCTCCCCTTAGAGCATTAGTTCTGGCAATTACATTATTATCTTTTTTCTTTTCTTGCCTCACAAATTTTATCTTCATTGGATCAATATATCTTAGATCCTGAATTCCATCTTGAGGTTTCTTTAAATCAATAACCTTTAAATAATATAATCTACCATCAACATACCAATTTCTAAAAATTTCATGCGATTTTTTATCAAAGTCTAATATTTCCTTAATTCTTCTAAATTCCTGTCTAATGATAGACTTTAACTTGTCACTAGCATTGAGATTGGATAATTCTATCTCAACAGGAGAGTCATACAAATCACTTACAATTGCTTCATTAACAACATCTTCAATAGCACCATCACATTCTGGATGAAGTGCCATTTCTCTATATCGTTTGATTAAATCAAACTCTGTGCGGTAAACACCTTCAATATCTACATATTGACCGTAAAAACCACTACTTATATAATTATCAACCCCGTCCTCATTGGTTTGAGGAACGGGGGATACTATTGATGATGATTGTGAATCTTTTTCCTCAATGGAAAAACCAAAAAGTCTGGGCATTATGAGTTAGCTAACCTAATATTTACTATTTATAGGATGCTTTCTCCACCTGCATTTTCAGCAGTACCCTTGATTGCTTCCCAGTAATGGACTTGCATTTCTACAGTAAACTCTTCAATCGTATCAGTGGTCTCATAACTTAAATCAATTGTAGAAAGGTTAGTTGGAAAAATATCCCAAAACTTATAGGATCTGAGAATCTTTCCTTCACGATCTAACTGATGAACTTTTGCATGTCTCTGATAATCCAGTGGATTTGTGGCACCAGTGCCATCATCAAGTTTGTTGATGAAATTCATCCACTTTTCAAATGCGGATCTAATTTCAAACGTAGAATCATTAATAACGGTGATTGTCCATGTTTCAAATGTACGATCACCAGCAATCTTTAAGATTCTTCCCCTAAAAGGAATTTCAACTGGATTAATTGTAGACGATGGAAGAGCCGCTGCTTTTACTAAAAATCTAGCATCTTCAACAACTTTACTATCTATTTGGAGTTCATTTGGGAATGCCAATTCAACTTCGAATAGATTTGGTCTTGCACCGCCACCTACTAACTTACTCTTGAAGTCATTGATTGTTCTTAATGGAAGTGTATTCCTTTGATTACGTGCTGGCATGATTTTTTAAACCTCTCTGTTAATTAATTAAACGTTACCGACGATTTCTTCAAACGAAACACCAGTTCTGGTGGCAACAAAGGTTAGACCGATGAAATTAATCGATCTTGCAGGTTTAATGAATATATCTGCCACAAACTCATTATTATCTATCACTGCAGCGGTGTTGTTTGTTTCATCACAAATTACGACATAATCTATAATTCCTCTCTTACCTTGGACATCACGCAAGAAAGGCTCAACAATATTTACAAAGTTTGTCCTCGTAATCTCATCATTAAACTCAAAGAGTTGATCTCTTGCTGCCGCTTGAATTGCATCTTCAAGATAGATAAACAAACGACGGACATTGATTCGATCAAATGCAGATGCCTTGGCAAGACCAGTCTTATCACCAAAGAGGATGTTTCCTGCACCAGGCGAGAAGATAACTGGATTAATTCTGTTAGAATAAAGAATGTCTCTCTGTATCTTTGATGGATTATATGCAAGTTTGACAGAATTCAATATAGCGCCTCTTACTGTTCCTGCAGGAGAGAACCATGGGAAGTTATCAATATCATTTCTTGCACAAATTCCGGCAATATCACCATTTAATGGAATATATCTGAATACATCATTAAATCTGTCATACATGTATTTGTATCCACTATCAAATACTGCATAAGAAGAAGAATTAACACCTGAATAGAAATCTACCAAGTTATCGGTGATAGTCGAATCAGAATTAATAGTTATTGCAGTACCATCGGTAGTATCATTTAACAATGATGCTCTATTTGGCGAAATGAATGCAATAGAATCTTGTCTTAGACCCGCAACAGCAATTAATTTATTAGCGAGTGCTTGAGTTTGGAATTTATCAAATCTTCCAGATCCCATGAGTAAAAAATCTACATCATATAGATCATTATTTTCGAATAATTGATATCCACTAACAACACTTGCTAAAGATGCATTCAAACATCCATCAGTATCTAATCCAGTTTTCCCACCATAATTTAAACCACCTGCCAAAGTAATATTGTGATTACCGATAGCATCAAATATTACTGGACCATTTGAAGAGTCTTCTGCATTTTGATCCCAACCACCATCACTAAATTCGGTGTATCCGGAACTAAATCCTGTCGTTACAATTCCTGCTGGTGCTCCGCCACCAAAGATATATTCCGATCCAGATTGAATATACTTTCTCCAGTAAGATGGAGAACCCACAGAGAATTCGGCATCATTTGCTTTGGAAAGATTTAAGTGCTTTTCAAGAATTGTTCCAGTATTTCCAGTGATTTTTCCATCACCATCAATTACTACAACATGAACTTCATCAAATCTTGATCCTCTTGCATCAGCATAACTAGATGTTGAAGGTCTTTCTGCGATAGTATTCCACTTAATGGTTTTATCTGTAGATCCAGCACCTGTTGATACTGTACCAATTGTCAAATTTTGTTGATCAAACCAATCTGCTCTAGCAGTTACAATTTTATCTTGAGAATCTCCATTCAAAAATTGAGTTATGGAAACAAATTCATTTCCTGCTTGAGCAAAACCATTAGCAGTAAATATTGTGGATAATCCAGAACGAGTGGTATTTAATCCAATATTTGTTGCAGAACTAGTCACTTCTTCTGAAACAGTTGCAACACCAGCAAATTCCTTTACATAAGAAACGGCTACGCCATCTATATGAATTGCACCAGTAGTTCCCTTTTGTGCTCTAACAACACTAGTCAATTCTCCAACACCAATTGCTGCAGAAGCAAGAGATATCATTTCGTTTCCAATAACAAGGAAATTTCCAGTTCCCGTAGAAATTCCAGCAGTTGAAACTCCAACTTCTGTTCCAGCAGCAGATAATGATGATCCACCAGGCATATCAAGTGTTAATGCACTTTGTAATGAATAAGCAGTAACTGCAACTCCAGATGAAATAGTTGCCGCAGTACTTCCTAATTGTCCTCTAGTTGCATCTATTGATGTTGTACCTGCTCCCGAATTTGGGAAAGTTGCTGAAACTGAATTGTCACTATTTGAGTTAAAACGATAACTTCCATTAGGTGTATAATCTACAGATGTTTCTGTATTTGCAGAAGAAACATGAGTTAGAATTTTAACCCCTACTTTTTTATTAGTAGTATCAACCTCAGTAACAATACCTTTATAGTATCCATCTAAAACTGAAGTTTGACCAGCACCCGCAGTAGAAACAATAGTGCCAGAAGGAACTGCCTGACTTATACCAAGTCCAACTGTTATATTAGTTACATCATTGAGTGTTAAAATTTGATCAGCTTTTGCATCAATAATACCAATTCTAATTCCATTTGCCCAAGATCCAGAGTTTCTTGCAGCAACTGTGACGCCAGAAATAGGATTTTCATCATATCCCAATTCTGTGTAATGATCTACACTTTTAATTTTTGGTGCAGATCCAGATCCAGAATATGCATTTCTAAAAGCAGTATCATCTGCTCTAACTACTCTTAATGGTCCTCCATACGCCAAGAAAGAGGATGCTGCCATCCAATTTTCGTAGTGCTTATCGGTTTCGTATGGTTTTCCGAAAATGTTGACCAATTCATTTTCGTTTTCTATCAAAGTAGGAACTTCAATTGGTCCCTGTGCAAATGGTGCAACAATAGCTCCTATTTGGTTACTAGTAGGGTCAACTCTACCTACAGTTAAATCAACTTCCCTTACTACGATACCAGGAGATGCTAAATTTAATGGCATCTTAATTTTCCTCGCAATCCAAATTTATCTAAAAATATTTATGAAAAGGGGTATTTTCAATGGGGAAACAATGCATGATGTCTACCAATCGGGATATACGTCTTTAATTCTGGGAACAGGATTATATGGTATATCTGGTTTATCCAATTTTTCTTTTCTAGATTTAGAAACTCTCTTTATGGTACAATCTTTACATTCATATGAATATGAAGATGCCAATGTTCTATCTTTTCTAGTCTTATAAAAATCGTTCATTAAATCTTTCACTTTACCACATACTCTACACTTTCTTTCAAGAAACAACAAGTGTTCTAATCCTACTTGATCATCAATATCCATCAACTGTAATCCCACATATAACTCCTGTCCCCATATTCATCAGTATACCACCTATCTCCCTGATCATCAGTAAAACTATTTTCATCCAATCCATCAATAATAAATCCAAAAGGTGCCATGTCTTGTTCTATCTGATTTTTTTGCTCTTCATATATTCTCTTACGAACATCATTGTCCGTCATTTCTTTAAAATAATCTTGCTGCACCAACCAGGCAAAAATAACCAGACACATTGCCAAGTCATCATTACACCCATCTTCTGCCTCAAATGAATTGTGTTTTTGAGAAAAGGTTGTCAACTCATTGATGATTTCATAGTCAACAGTAAGTAACTTATCATCTTCTAATAGCATTTTCAGGTTAGAGCACCCCAACTTTTTAACTGCTGCTGTCATCCTTACACCAAGTTGAGATTTCTTTCCACTAAAACCAGTACCAACAATTTGCCCGGCACGACCTCTCATCGATGCCATCAAAATATTATCGTATTCCAAGTCATAGTGCATGATACTTGCAACTTGATCACCAATATCATTAACTTCTATCAATAACCAAGAATTATTATATGCTTTTCCTATTTCCTCAATAATATTTGGGAAAAGCATTGGTTTTATTTCATTGTTTCTATACTTGGCAACTACTTTATAGGGAAACTCTGTAATATCAAACACGAT